ATAGCGTGGTGTTGCATCATCATAAAGAGATATCGAGTTATTACCAGATACATCGAAGGCTCCAAAAAAGAATTGTCGATCAATACGTTGTAATACACCAGGCTTATCAGCGATACCATTTGCAAAACGTAACTGTCTACCATAATTAGATATAGATATATCTGTTGCGTTAGTTAGTGTTTTTATATCTGCGTTAGATCCAAAATTAGTTGCTGCCTGCCGTATCTTTTTTGCCTGTGTTTCAAAATAGATCCACAGCTTTGCTGTTCCTTCAGGATTATCCCATTGTATGATTTGACCAGGATGATCTCCTGTCATAGTAGTAGGATTACCTCTGCCCTGTCTTTTGACGAGCTTACCAGGTACGTCTATTTCAAAGTTCGTACTTTCGGTAGCTGCGTTATTTGGGATATCTTCAGGATCTGCATGTGTAATTAACCCTCCATCAAATATTGGTATTTGGATTAAGCTCATAAGTAAACATTTCCATATGAATCGTGAACAGTTTGCGGTCCACTGATACCCTTGTTCGTAGTTTGTACTTTAGCTTTTTGCTTACCCTCTTCATACCTCTGATAGTAATATTGTGATTTTCTTTCCTGATCGCCAATATCCTCACATATCATAGCTTTGGCGTAGTCTATAAGATAACGATGATAAATCTTGGGTATAGTGGGAGAACTATTCCTGGTATCATAATTATAAGCTACTCCATTGACTAATGCTATTGCTCCTAAACCAAGGTTTTGCCATTTTTCTAGCAACGATGCAAAAGATCCAAAAGTGGTTTGCCACATAGCTTGCTCATCGCTAGTTACAATTAACTTTTCATTGTCTTGGAATCCACTGCCAGTAATGCTTTTCAAAACTAACGTACCTGATTTTTGCTCTATATCGATAACATCTGCAACTACAGCAGTGGTATTAGTGGTAACGCCTTTTATAGATTCATTATCGTAGAATTGATCTGACTCTAAATTATCAAACTGTAAAAATTTATAAGTCAGTGCATCATCAAGATATTTAGTTTCAGCTACATAGGAAAACGTGATAAGTCCAACAGTAGACACACCAGGGTAAATAAACATTTTATCACCCCTAATGAAGTAACACTGTGGATCTCCTGTTTTTAATGTATCTGTAGTTTTAAAACGACTAAAGTCATCAAACGCTGCAAGCCTGTCTAATGTCCTTGTTTTAAACTCTACCTGGCCTATTATTTCAACAAAGTCCTCAGGTAACTCAATATGTCCGTCACCAGTATTAGGCATATACGTAAAAGTTTTAACATTGCATCGTGTATCATTAGAAAAATCTTGTTCAGCTTCTTGCAGGTACTTTTCGACTTTTACTCTTGGTATTTCATAACCAAAGGTGGTCAATGCCCTGTCAATCAACGATTCCCAGGTCATTGTTACGCCCTTCCTTTAGTACCTATACCTTTTGGTGCCTCAGCTATATACCTTGCATTAAGTGCCTCTATCTGTGCTGTAGCGTTACCATAAGCTGCTGCCGCCCTGTCAACTTTAGCATCCATTTTCCATAACTGTGATTCAGCAAGATCTATTACTATTTCATGTAGTGCAATATTTAATTCACACTCTGTAGCATTTGCACCTATATCTATTGGCTTTTTAATATACCACACATCTACTGTAGCTACGCTAGAAGGTTCTAAATAAATTCTTTCTGAAAACACATATGCAATTGGATTGCTTGTACTGCCTGCTAAATAAGAATTCTCTAACCTTTTAACATCTGTAGGTTCAATCATATTAGCATATTTATTATTTGTAACATCTCTAACAGCTACAATACCATTTCTAATTGGCACATTTGACAAAGATCCAAATGGTAATACTCCACCTAAAGCTGCGGTTATTACAGCATCTGTGTCGCTTTGGCCATTAGTACCAGTCAATGTTATAGTAGGTACTGACGTATATCCTGATCCAGGGTTTGTAATTGTAACAGTAGAAATACTACCATTGCTTACAGTGTACGTTCCTGCGAATCCTGACCCACCACCTCCAGTAGCTGCCAATGTGTTATTGCCTGAATACCCAGTTCCTGCATTAGTTATAGTCAAAGATCCAACAGCATCTACCCCTTTACTTCTATCTATTACCTGCAAGTCTGTTAAATAAGCATTGTTTACAAGATTAACTACAGATCTCTGTGCAATATTTAATGAATCGAGCTTTGCTGCTTGTGTAAAATTTGATTCCGAAGGATCTTCTAATCGAAGTCCTAAGGTTGATAACATCTCGTTACCAGTCATTATAATCTCCCATTCTGCCAAGCAGGGCCATAAGGCCCTGCCTAGCTATTACATTACGATTGCGTTCCGACCTTAGTCCAAGTGACGTTTGCTCCGGCAGCAGATGTCTTAATGTATAATAAACCATTTGCTCTATCTACATAAAGACTACCTTTTTCCATTGCTTTTGCATCACCACTAGCACCTGCGGTTGGTGCTCCATTGCCTGTCATAAACATGACACCACCAATAGGAGTGCAAACAAAGTCGTTAACTCTATCGCCTAAAGTTCCAACTTTTTTCTTATCAGCATCTACTTGTGCAATTGCCATTAGAACCTCCTATTAATATGATGTTGGCAAGCCAGTGATTTTTCCCTGGCGTGCACGGTTAGAAACAGTCAAGGCTCCGAGCCAAAGCATTTTAGCTACGGCAGCATCTTGATTAACAGGTTTTGTGAAGTCCTCAAACACAAAGTTGCGTTTTCTGTGATGTCTGAACTGCAAGTAGTTCTCGTTCAAAAAGAACGCCATACCGGCAGGGCAGTGATCGTCAACAACAACAGGTACACCTCTATAAAGAAGGTTTTGGAAACCTGCATCAGCCAACGCCTCATCACTTGCTGCAAATCTTTTTTGTGCAGTGAGAGATTCTTCATAAGCATCAAATACTATTTGGGTAGTTGTGATGATTGTTGGTGAGTCGTTATCAACAGTACATGCACCATACATCTTTCTAAACTCACGACCAATAGAGTTAGCACCGGAAGATGCAGCTACGTCACTAAACGTGCTAGATCCTGCTGCCTGCTCCTGGGCCTTCCACCATGTGTAGGTACCTGAGTTAATTCCACCAATAGTATTTCCGCCATTGTCTACAATTGCTTGTAACCCTAAGAAACCTCCGGTAGATGCACCTGAGGTTGAAACGGTAGAACCGTCATTGTCAGAATACAATTGTGTACCGTACATATCCTTTAGGGATTTTTCTGCATTTTTTACTTTAGCCTCTAATAGATCGAGTACTCTCTCTTCGCTATCGTTCAACATCTCTTCCTTACCGGAAATAGATATTGTTGCATAACCTTGCACCCAGTCAAAACTGGCTGAGGTCATAACTTCACTGGGAGATGTATCAAGCACATCGTATCCACTGTAGAAACCTTTTGCATCTGCCTTTCCGTATTCAACAGGCTGTAAGACCTTGTTACCACCGGCAGATGGTTTAGATTTTCTAAGCATACGATGAGTCAATACATTAGACTCAAATATATTATCAACTAGAAGTGGGATATATTTATCCCTTGTTAATGCACTTAGATTGTCAAATGAAAGTGACATTTGTTATTACTCCTTCAGTTATTTGAATATATCGTATCTCATTGCCATGTCACGTGCCTCATCGAAGTTCTTCGGTTTTTCGTTCACAGGGGTTCTATTTGCCTTGTGCTTAACGTCAGCCTCCGGAATCTGTTTTTGTGACTCGGCCTTCTCTAGTGTCTTGACAGCTTTTGCTAATGCACTATCAACAGATGCTTGATGGTTGGTCAATATGAATGCATCTTCGAGGTTTGTTATGCCTTTGTCTACTGATGTTTGCAAGACTTCTTGTAACGCATCCTCATTGCCATCCAATTCAGGATGTTTTGCAACGAGTCGTTGTATGTCTCGCTCTACAGCAGCCTCAGCCTCCTGCATTTCAAATCGTTCCTCAAGCTCCCTCAAGCGATCCTGAACTGGTTCAGGTACTTGATTTGTGTCCTGTTGTGTAACACTGCTTGGCTCTTTTGTATTGAAAAGTGCATGATCCTCTCCAAGATAATCTTTTAGAGTATCTACTAGCTCTTGATCCTGCATAACGCTAGTCCAAGTTTGTCTTTCGTTTTCAAACTGTTTCCTAGCATCTGCTATTTCCTGGGCCTTTTGTGTATTGGACTTCTGCCATTCACTCTTATTTTGACTGTCCTCAAGTGCTGCCCTGAGTTCGTCCATAGTGTATACAGTTCCATCTAGATCCAGTTCATCTACAAAAGGTGCATCTTCAGCCTCTTCAACTTGCTCAGTCTCCTGAGATTGATTTTCTGCTACGGTAGCATCCTCACCGCTTGTTTCACCAGGTGTTTCAACTTCCCCTGTTACTTCAGGGGCATCATCGACCAACAATGACGAGGCTGTTTCAGCCTCAACTTCAACTCCATAGGTTCCACCTTGTATATTTTCAGACATAACATCTCCAAAAATTTGCTGTTAAACTTCTATTATTTCTGCTTATTCCCAACAATATAAGAGGATAATCCTTTTTTATTGCTGATTCGGATTAAGCCTTTGCATTAGGCTTGGATCTTGTTCGAGTCTGTTCATTATTTCATCCTCATCCGTACCTAAACTTTCTAGCTCTTCAGGTGTTAATGGTTGCTGCTGCATAGCCATAGCCTGATTTTGCTCCATCATTTGATTGATTAATTTTTCTTTGCCTGGTAATTCTATGTTGTTCAAGATATATAATGGATCTGTAATCACTCCCATTTGCATCAACTGCATAATCTTGTTTTCAACAAACTCTTTGTTCTCAGGTAGCATAGATCCTGCCCTGGCCCTGACATTGAAGTCCATGTCATTCATAATGGCACCAACATAGGATCTCTCTTCATTGCCTTCCTGTGTCTCTACTAAGACTGTATGCTCTTTAGTGCCTAGGTTTTGTATCATGGCTATCCACATAGATCCCAATGTTTGTATACCTTGGTCCACAGTTCTAGACTTAAAGTCTATCTTAGAGGTAGATGCTTGTCTGTAGATCTGTGCCTGTACACCACTAGTTATATTACTATCTGCCTTACCTTGGGTCGCTTTGTTCACACCGGATATAGTCTCAAACATGTCTACAAGCAGGTTGTACAACTGTATAACGTAGCCAGGCATTCCGGCAGGTTGTAGTTGTGTGACTTGACCAGGGCCTCTTTTACGTATTATACCGCCAGGCTTGTTAGCTATTTGGTCAACAACTTCTGTCGTGTCGTCAACTACGTACATTGGGTTAGACATGAGGTGTGCATTGTCTAATATCTGACTAACTACACGATCTAACGACAAATTGAGCGATTTGAGCCTTTTTGGCTCAGGCTTACCCCAAAATGAATGTGCAGATCCACCGTTTTTCAACATAACAAAGGGAAATGGGTGTGGAATGTGGTAATCTTTAGTAAGAAATGGGTATTTACTAGGGCCATCGTACAGTAAAACACCGTTTGCTATGGTAGTTTGGCGTATCATCCCTGGGAATTTGTTAGTTTCCCTGGGATTTCCATCCTCATCGTCTACATATTCTTTAGTGTAGTCACGAGAAAAGCATTCTACTATAAGAGCTCTATTTTCCATGTCCTTCATAGCACGTGTTTCACTGTTGTAGTAGTTAGTTTCAGAGCCTTTGGTGTCTGTCACCTGCGTAAGCTGTTTACCACCTACGTTAGTGTCGTTTATTTTGAGTGCTTGAAAGCGATCAAGGTGTCCTTCAGACTTTACATACTTGCCGTTTTCGTATTTATCCCTAATTTCGTGCAGAGGAGTAGGTGCTGCATACATAACATACTCTGCATTTTCGAGCTTTGTAGCGGAGGGGTTACAATAGAAGGCGAATGGATCTACTACATCACAATCCGGTAAATCATCATCGTTATTAAAAGATACCTTGAGTATACCGTTACCGTATACTAAGTAATCTAGTAGCCATTCAGGGACGAGATTCTGCATGTCTCGCAGCACCCACAATTCATCTACTTGTTTTTGTAAAATTTCTGCTGCCTTAGCTCCTACCTCATCGGCTCCATTGTGCATCACGTCTATTCTAGGGGGGCGATTGGACAGGATAGGGACCATAGTGTCTATAGCACTAGATATCAGATCTAGTGTGACTTGGTTTTTGTAATTAGGCATATTCATACCACCCCAGTGATCACCCATGTAAAGTTTCTCACTATCTCTCCATACTTTGGCGGTATTGGTTTTAGCTTTAAAGCATATGTCAAACATAGCTTTTTGCTTTTTAATAAGTTTTTCTTCTTCTGCGGTAGGCGTATACTTTTCCATTAATTCCTCATCGGATATATATTTTCAATTTTCATATCTATAACTGTGTTAATTACATCTATAAGTGCATGCTTGTAATCCAGTCCTATTTTTTCTATTGCTTGCATTTTATCTATTTCTGCTAGGACATCTTCTGCCTCTTTTACCTCACGTCTTTCCCATTGACCTGTATCAAAATTAAATACTTCTATGTTCAAGTCATTCACGATCTAATCCCCTCATATGTAGAGTCCTCTCTAGTTAGCTTGTCTAGCTCTTTCTGTAGCCACGGTTTTTGCACAATTCTTTTTGGTCTACCTATTAACATTAGCAGATATCGCCATTCATCAGTTGCGTGGTCCTCTCCAGTTGTATCTAGATCTTCAGGCTTGCGGTCATCATGTACAAGAGTTGGCAGAGTTCTAATAAAGTTCTTGCAGGACTTGAACACTTTAAATTTAGGAGGCCTCCCATCATCGTGATCCAAATATTGTCTACAAAGGTTCCAACCTGATACTCGCTCATTATTAGCTTTTATTACATTTATTCCATGTCTACCTAGTATGTCCGCTATACTCATTGACGAAGGTGCTACCGTATCCGATCTGTTCGTGTTTTGAGGATTGCGTATCCACATACTTGGATCACCAACTGTCATCATGTATTGTTCGTCACCGCTTAACTCTCGTATCCTATCTATGTGATGTGATAATTCTTGACCTGCCTCGTAATGCTCTCTGTAGCGATATACATTGCCATTAAAGTCTACTGCATACCACCCACAAGAGAATGGTGCTGCGTACCCATAGTCTATGGATCTGTACTTGTACCATTCGTGAGGTATCTCAAAATCATCTACCACATGTAGGTCATGTCTCCACTTGCCAAAAAACTGTCCTGCAAATATTTCCCAGTCTCCATCAAGCCATGCCCTCCGAAGTTCATCAGGTAAAGCCTTTAAACTGTTAATATATTCAGGATCTTCACGCATAATAGTAGGGTTATCTGTTACCTTACTGGGTATAAAAATCCGAGATTTTCCACTATTTTTGTCATAATGGGTTTTGTTCCTCGCTACAGATACAAATCTTTCTTTGACCCATGCATGTCCTGGTCCCCCTGGGTTGGTTGTTCCAAACACTTGTGCAGGAAGGCCCTTAATTGTACTTCTAGCAGACGATATAAGCCTTAGGTAGTCAAGCTCTTTAGGTATAAGTGTAAGCTCTTCTATGGCTATTTTTTGAAATTCTTGTCCGAGATACTTCATCCAGGCATCTTCGTTTGACAAGTGACCAGTCCATATCTTTGCACCTGATGGGAATTCAAACTGGGCAGGGTTGCCTGTTACCTTCACCCCCATATATCTGTACATAAACTTAGCACGGTCTATCCAGTCTTTTAGATCGTCATAGTTTCTACGAATGACTAAGCCTCTATATCTTGGGTGTTGAATATAGTCAGGCTCTATCATCCAAACTGTCATGGCTTCTGTCTTGCCTAGTCAACCACCCCCCCTGGATCCACCGAACAAAATCTCTGACTCAGTACGAGACAAGACTTCAGTCTGCGGCCCAGGATGGGGTGACCATATAACCTTCTCTTTCATATATTTTTACCTTGGTACCATAAGTGTGTTTTGGGACCCCTATTCCGGAAGTGGGGTGGTAGGGGGGTCGATTTCCTGGTCGATTCCAGGTGGCTCACTAAATTGCTTGCCAGTCTCTAACCCACCGTCAATTTTATTGGGAAGTAGGGGGGTGGCCTCAGCCTCAATTTCAATAGGCTTTTTGCTAGGCAATCTGATGACTCCAACGTGGGTGTCCACGTCAGCTTTTATCTCTTGTGCCCTGAGGTCAGGAGCTACTTTATTAGCTATGATCTTCCATGCATCCTTCTGTCTTGGATCGTGATCATCTAATGCTGTATCCATTATCTTTTCTATGACCAACGGTACGTTAGGATGCTGTCTCAAATACTTACCAAAATGATTAGGTGGTCTACCTGATGGATTGCCACTGGTGCCCTTGGTCCAATTAGGATTGCCTCCCTTGCTTTTAGTTACTGTTTCGCTACTATCTGACATGATCTGTTCTTTTCTCCTCGATTAACGCAGGCTTACTAAGCCAGTTTTCCTGATCGACACATTATAATAGCAAAATTTTCAAGTTTGCTCAGTGTGGCCGATCTAACTAATAAATCAACTTGCATTGTGTAACTTAATTATACTGTTTTACCGAGGACAAGCATATAAAAAGATTATCATTTGTATTAATTATGTTGACATATATTGTATAACTTGTATAACATAACTGTATGAAACAGGCCCCAAAAAAACCAACAAAGGAGTTTAACGTGAATAAACTACAGAAATTACACGACAAATTCGAGGTCGTGGCAAGACAAATAGAGTCAACAGAAGATAAGATCACTGTATGTATTGACAACGATCAGGACACTAGCAGGTGGGATTACAAACTTGAAAAGCTACAGGATAAAGAATACAAAATACAGTGTCAGATCGAAAAGCTACAAGGAGGTGTAAGGTGAAATATTATACCGTAGAAGTCATTACAAATAAAACAGAATACTGGGAGATCAAAGCTGACTCAGAGCAGGATGCAATGGACAATTACCTTGATGGCGAATTTATCCAAACCAAGTTTCATGGTGACAGTACTACAGTTGTCGATGATCGACCAGTAGGCAAGCCACGCAACAGAATAAAACCAGTTGAGTATGATCACGATGAAAGCAAATTACTTACGCATATCAGCAGTAACTACAATTCTTGGAGATATGATACAGATATTGACAACGGTGATGAATACTGGGATCATGTAAATGGATATGATATCAATATTTACAATTCAAGAGAATACGATAATAACGAGTTTTATAAATATTCAGTTGTTTGTTATGGATTGCTTGAGGATCACAAAGGCAATATCTCAATCAATACAGATCACGTCATTGCTGAATATTATATACGTGATGGAATGGGATTCCAATTAATCAAAAAACAAAGAGAGGTGTAACGTGAATACATTAAAAGAATACAAGAGCCTACGTTTTGATGCTAGGCAAATAGCTAAAACATTAGAAACAGTGTGTGCAGAAAGACAGTCTGCTTTAGAAGAAGAGAGAGAGTCAATGATGGAATGGATTGTCCCTTCTGACGGCCAACCAAAGGACATACAAGATCAGATCAATCACTTTTCTGCTCTAAAATTGGATGCAAGAGCATTTCTTTTAAAACTTAAAACCTATTACAAACTAGAAGAGGAGGTGTAACGTGAGTGCATTTATAGTAAACCCAAGACACATAGCTGAGATAGCTAAAATACAAAACCTTAGACCCAACAAGGGTATATGGAATAACGTAACTGGCGAGAGGTTAATTAACCTTAAAAACGAGGACTACACAGCGAAACAATGTGCGGTAGTTCTAGCCAGTGCTAACTGTGAATCAATAGCATCCAAGTACGGTGAAGATAGCGTAGCGGATATGGCTAGGATGGAGGAATACGAGTATATAGCAGTATGCTCTGATCTAATTAGCATAGGTGAAGAGCCTGAAGTAAATGACAGTTCCCTGTATAACATGATCAGGTGCTATGAGTATCAGACATGCGAGATCACTGATAGGGACGGCAAGCCTGCATATGTAAAGACCGATGCCTACTGGATCATACAGGCTTTCAAGGAGCACATTATCAAAGACTGGGCACAACAGCAGGCGTGGGGTTATGAGGAGGACGGCATCCCTGTTGTACCTTGGGAGTATACAAGCAAAAGGCAGGTGCTACATGGCTAGTGTATACATTAAACGTGGCTTTTACTATTACAGCTTTTACGACAGCTATGGTAAACGCCATCAAAAGAGTACAGGACTCAAGGTCGATCAGTACGGCAAGCGAGAGGGTAAGCAACTTGCCCTCAAGCAGGCTACTGATCAGGAGTTTCTACATAATGGAGCTAGGAATAATACCCTCAGCTTTATTGACTTGCTAGGGGCAGTTGAAAGACTGTCCCCTAGCGACAAGGCAAAGTTAGCTATGGCTATAGCTGATCATGCCCCTGACAGGCATAACAAGATCACAACTACTTTGACTTATTTACAGGTCAGGGATAAGTGGCTAGGCAAGCTAGATAAATCAGATGCATGGCACAAGGATGAACAGTCTCGCCATCCTATCTTTTTTAACTGGCAGTACAACGATCAGCAGGTAGGCAACATGCCTATTGCTGAGATCAACACAGAACTGATTGATGACTTTATCAGGTACTGTAAAGATCAGGGCAAGGCACCTAACACGATCAAGAACTACCTCAAGCCAGTTAATCAGCTATTCAACTATGCTGTAGCTAATGATATCATAACTAAAAATCCTAAGGAGTATGCACAGCAGATCGGATCGGCTACCACCATGGAATGGGAATACATCACCGATGAGGCCTTTGACTATGCCATCGATAACGCCCCATACGCTAGGGACGTGATCCTATGGACGTGGCTCAGGTATACAGGATTAAATCCTAAGGACGTATCACTGCTGACCCCTGATCAAATAGAGGACAACATTGACTGTGCAGGACGTAACCTGAACAATGGCAGGAGCAAAAACGGTAGGCTGCAACGCATACCCCTGAACGATCAGTTAGAAACGCTACTGGATCGCTATGGCGATCAGTGCTTTGGAGTGTTTACCAGTAAGCATGAAAGAGATAATTCTAATAAACGATTTAAACAGCTAATAGCTCGTAAAGGCGTTAAAAGTACGTTAGGCACAGTTAGGCACACCTACCTTACTAATCTCGTGAATTACGGCCAATTAAGCCTTGATGACATAGCAATTATCGCAGGACATGCGGACACTAAAATGCTAAAACGTGTTTACATTAAAAAAGCTGATCAGGAAAAGGTGCACAAAGCATCTAACAAACTAAGATAGGAGGTCGAAGTGAACAGATTATTCGATACCATTATTATTGCTACAGAGAAGTTTTTAAATGCACTGGACAGGTTAACAATTCCAGTGATCATATTTACTGCTCTGTACTTAATAGGTCACGTGATTGCGAGTGTGATCAGGTGAACAAGTTAACTAAAATAGGACAAAGCATTGCATGCAGTTATTTGCTGTACGTGGATTTGTCATGGGTCATTTACTTTATGAAGATAGGAGGTTATAATGGATAAACTAAAATACGAATACGTTAAGATTGAGATCAGCAAAGAGGAGCGTAAAAGGATCGGAGCTCAAGCTG